GCCTTTTCTCTTATTTATTCATCTCCTGCAGGATCTTTGCGATCTGGGCGGGGGTATAGCCCTCCTGCCGCAGGGCAGAGGTGATAGCCACATCGCTCTTGCCCTGACTGCGCAGCAGCGCTGCCGTGTAGGGCACTCCGGCGCTGACGGCGCTGCGGCTTCCGCCGGAAGCAGAACCGCTGCTGCCGGAAGCAGAGTCGCTACTGCCGGTGGCCTTTCCGCTACCGGTGGTTTTTCCGCTGCCGGACTTTGTGCCCGCAGCCGCTGCTCTTCTGGCGGCCTGTGCGGCCTTCTGCTGGGCGTTAGCCTGCTTCAGTGCCCACTCGCCCTTGGCGATGTTCAGCTTCTGGGTGGTCACATTGTTGTTGAATGCCTGCTGCTTCAGTGCATCCTGATAGGCGCGCTCGCTGGCGGTGTTGTCGTACTGCTGCTGGGTCAGTGCGTCCTGCCGCTGCTTCTCCTGCATCTGCTGGCTCCACTGGGTGTCGGCGCGCTCGGCCTCGTAGGCGCGGTTGCCGGAGTAGATGTTGTACCCGGTGTTCAGCAGGCTGCCCGCCAGCGTGCCCAGACCGGTGGTGCCGGTAATGGCCAGCTGTACCACGTCCCCGATGACCCCCAGCACCGTCATGATGTTATTGAACGCCTGCTGGCGCTGGCTGATTTCCGCCTGCTCCTGCGCGGTGTAGTAGCCGTGCAGGGTGTCCAGCCGGTTCAGGTGCTCCTGATACTGGCCGTAGTCTTTGGCATAGGCGTCGTTGTAAGCCTCGCCTTTCTGCTGCAGCTGGGTGTAATAGTCCTGCAGCTGCCGGTCGTACAGGGTCTGAGCATTCTGCTCCTGTCCGTTCAGCTGGTCCAGCCGGTTCACCAGTTCTTCGCCGCCGCTCTGGTAGGTATCCAGCGCCAGATTGTACAGGGTGGGGATGGCGCTGGCCAGCCCGCCGATCTGCTGCTGATAGGCCTGCTGCGCCGCACTGGTGGCATAGCTGGAGCCGTAACCGCCGGTCAGAGCAGCAGCCTGTGCCGCCGCGTCCGCGCTGGCGTTGTGGGCGTTCTGGGTATACAGCTGCTCGTACTGGCGGTAAAGCGGGTCACGGGTGTAGCTGTACTGAAAATTCTCCCGTTCCAGCAGCTGCCCCAGCAGGCTGTTGATCTTATCCTGATAGCTGCTCTGGTAGTCTGCGGGGCGGTTCTGCTGCCACTGCTTCAGGGCGTCGGCCGCATCGGTCACCTGCTGACCGGGGCGGTAGCTGACGTTTGCCATGGCCTTTTCCACATCGGCGCGGCTGTTCAGCCCCTCGGCGCTGTAAGTGGACTGCGCAGCGGGCTGTGCCTGCGTTTGCACCTCCGGCTGCAGCAGTTCCTCCTTCTTTTTGGATGCCATATAATTCTCCTTTCGTTCTTATAATCCCTGCAGCTTGCTGCGCAGGGTGTCGGACATATTTTCCGTATCCAGATTGGTCAGTACATACTGCAGCTGCTCCTGCATCTGGTACAAATAGCTGCGCAGTGCCCGGGCATCCTCCGGGTCCATGTTATCGCTGAACTTGGGCAGGCCCAGCTTGCTCAGGCCGTTCATGCTTGCCATGAGGCATCCTCCTCCCATAATTTTCCCTTTGCCGGGGCGATGGTGCGCACAAGTCCGCGCAGGGTGATCTGCCCTTTGCCGCGCAGCCGCAGCCGCAGCGACCCGCACCGCCGGGGTACAAAGGGCAGGTCATAGCTGCGGCGGCTGCCTTGGGCGGCAAGGGAGGCCACTGTCTCCCACGCGCCGCCGTCATAGCTCACCGCCACCTCCACCGTGCTGGCGCGTTCGGCGTCCAGCCGCAAGGTCAGCCGGGAGAGATACCGCTGCTCGGTGCCGTCCAGCCCCACATCGCCGGTAATCAGCTCAAAGGGGATGTCCGTTTCCACGCCGTCGGTGCTCTGCCAGTCCGGCTCGCGGGTGGGGTCTGCTGCCCACAGCGCCTGTCCGTCCCACAGATAAAGCTGCCCGCCGGTGCTGGTCATATCGCAGGAGCAGACGTCCTCCTCGCTCCACAACCCCTTCTCGGTATCGTAGACCAGCAGACGTGTACTCTCCCGGGAGATGTGCAGGTAGTACCGGCCATCCAGCGCACCACCCACAGCACTTTGCACGTTGGAAAGCTTTGCAGCGTCCAGCGCACCGGACACCTTGGTGGGCAGACTGCCGTCCCACGCCATAACGCCGTCCGGCGAGAGATAATACAGCGTCTCGTTCAACACGCACAGGCTGCGGGCGGCGTTTTTGGCTACGCCCCGGCAGCGCAGGCTGGAAAGCTGAAAATCCGAAGGCTTGGAGCCGTACAGCTTGTGCAGGGTGTTCTCCTTAAAAAACAGTGCATAGCCCATGCAGGAGGCTGCCCCGGTAAAGGCTCCGTCGCTGCCCACAGTGACGGCGTAGCTGTCCGCGGCAATGCCCCGGTAGCTGAACCAGTTGGTGGGGTCGCCCAGCTTGCAGCCGTAGATAACGTTCTCCCTACTGTTGCAGCCCCACACCCGGTTGTCACACTCGGTCACAAAATCCAGTTCCGGCACCCGGCGCTCCATGGATACCGTCTGGGCGGCTTCCACGCTGCGGTGCTGTTTGCCGTCCATGCTCTGCCACTGGGCGGCGGCGGCGTTCTGCACCAGTGTGCCGTAGAAATACTCGCCCTGCGGGGTGCAGCGCACCCGCAGCCAGTCCTCGCCCACGTCATATACGATCTGATCTCCGTTCAGCTCCGGGCTCTGCCCTGCCGCTTCGGCGGCTGCACCCTGCACGGTCACGGTGTCCCACTGCCGGAACAGCTTGCCCAGCCCTGCCGCCGTGATGCGGCAGTATTCCAGCGGGACAGCTGCCCAGCTGCCGGAGTTTTTGCTGTACATCTCCAGCGTGCTGTCGTACCGCCACGGATGGCCGGCATCTTCTACTTTTAAGAAAAGCTGTCCGTCTGCCGGTTCGGCGGGCTCCTCCCGGCCAAAGGCCTCCACCTGATAGGTCTTGCCTGCGGCATCGCAGGGGGCAAAGGTCACGCTTTTGCCCGCCGCCGTCCACAGTGCCCCCAGTGCGGCAACGCTGCCGTCTGCCGTATCAAAGGCCAGCTTGTCCGGGAAGATCAGAATCTTTGTGCCGATGCCCACCAGCGCCTTGCGGCCGTCGGTCACAGCGTCCAGCTTCGTCACCGCCGGGGCGGCGGCATCGTCCGGGGTATAAACGACATCCCGTCCGCAGACCGTCAGCAGACCGTTCAGGTGGTACATCCCGTTCAGTCCGGTCAGCGCCCGCAGTTTGCGGCGGGGCGTGCGGGTGCTCAGTGCGGGAAAATCCCGGGTGGAAAAGTTCACTCCGGCGCTGTACTCTGCTTCCGAGCAGCCGTAGGTCTCGTTCAGGCCGCCAAAGGCCCGCAGCAGCTGCCTGGTGTTGGCAAGCCGTATTCTGTCTGCCAGTACCATCACCTCACCTCCTTACCAGCGCCACTGCGCCCGGCTGCGGGGCGGGTAGTTCTGCCGCAGCCAGACCGCCAGCTCTGCGTACAGGGCATTGTACTGCGCCTGCTCCCCGGCGTAGCGGTCGGTCTCGCCCAAAGCGGCATCCATCTGCGCACACAGCAGGTGCGGGTACAGGGCATCAAAGGGCGGCGGTGCCAGCAGCGTCTGGTCGTCCTGCACCGGCTGCTCCCACGGACGGTCTGCGCCCACGGCGTCAAACGCCCCGGCGGCGGTGCGGTCAAACAGCTTTGTGCGCAGCAGGGCGTCCGCCTCCCGCAGCCATTGCAGCCGGGTCTCGGTTTCAATGCGGCAGTTTGGGCGCAGCTGCTCGGCACGCTCCAAAGCCTCTCCTATGGTCATCTCATCACATCCTTTTTATAAAAAGCCCGGCCGGGGGCATTTCTCCCAGCCGGGCAGCGCTTATTTTACTGCGCCGCGTTCTCCGCAGCGGCAATGCGGGCAGCGGTCAGCTCGTCCTGACGCTGGCTGTGCTCCAGCACCTCGGCCACGGCGGGCGGTACCTCCACTTCCACGCCCCGGCGGATCTTATAGTTCACGCCGTTGACGCTGACGAACAGATCACCCTTGTAGCGGCTGTTGTCCTTGAACAGCCGGATGCGCACATTCTTTTCAGCCATAGGCACCTCCTTAGTTGGCGGCAGCGGTGGCAGAGTAGCTGGACACGCTCTCGATGCGCACCATGTACTGCTCCACCAGACGCTCGGCGGCGCGCATACCCTTCCAGCCCACAGAGGCGCGCTGGTTCAGCGGGTCGTCGCCGTAGCCCAGCTGCTTGACGATGTGTTCCAGACCGCCGCCCTCCAGCTCGGTCACGCCGTAGGCGTGGGCACCCAGCACCAGCGTACCGAACACCGCAAGACCCGTCGGGCAGGTGTCGTCCTTCCAGATTTTGGCCTCGCTGGTCTCGATAAATCGGATGTTGCCCAGCTTGCCGATCTCGCCGCGGAACATGGTGTCGGGGTCGGCGTACTTGTGCACCTCCATGAACTCCTTGCAGGTCTTGAGGTCATAGGCCGCATAGGGGTGGATGATGGCAACGTAGCTGTCACCGATGGGGTCGGCGTTCATTGCGCCCAGCTGCGCCGCTGCCTGAAAGAACAGCTTCGGGGTCAGGGTGCAGCTCTTGTCCAGCGCCTTGCGGCTGGTAACGGCGGTCTCGGTGCCATCTGCGCCAAGCTTGGGGGCGTAGATGACATTGGTGCCGCCCGCCAGCACATCGCGGGTGATACTGTCCATGGTGCGGCCGGCCTGACTTGCCAGCACGCGGGTGGCCTGCACAACGTTGTTGTCGATGGCGGTCATCTGCAGCACATCAGTCAGCGGGGTCCAGCCGCCGTACTGGTGCAGGTCGCTGGTGATACTGGTCACGTTCAGGGCCTGACCATTGGGGGTAACGCCCTCGGTCAGCGGGGTGCTGGCCTTGGGCAGGCTGTCGTACTTGCGGAACTCGATGGTCTTGCCGCCGTTCTGGGGCACAGGGTAGTAATCCGCAAACTGGTCGTGCACAAGGCGCGGCTCTGCCTGATCGATCAGGCGCTTCTCGTAAAAGGTCTTCATCTCCACCGACATGGTGCCGGTGGTGTTGGTCTGCGCGTCCGCAAACAGCTGGATGTTAAAATTCATCATGCTTTTTTCCTTTCTCCTGTCAGGTTAAAGTTCAATTTGTGCACCGTGCAGCACACGGCGCTCCAAGGCCTCCCGCTGGGCGCGGGTCATGGCGGCTACGTCCGGCCGTACCGAGGCAGCTGCGCCGGGGCGCAGGCCGTTTTCCAGCGGACGCGCGGCGCGCTGCTGCACCCGCTCTACTACCCCCTGCTCCACGGTCTGTGCCGTGGTGCGCAGGGCATCCTCGTAGTGGGCAAGGCGGTAGGCGTCCTGCACCCGCATGCCGGGCAGCTGCATCAGGCGGCGCATCTCCGGGTTCTTCAGCTCTGCTTTCAGGTCAAAGCCCGGCTGGCTGCGGCGCATGGCGGCTTCCTCTGCCGCCCAGCGGGCGTGCAGGCTGTGCACCGTGTTCTGCACCGGCAGCGGCAGAGGCGGCAGCATCGGGCGCTCCGGCTGTGCGGGTGTTTCCGGCTGCGGCTCCGGCTCTGCCGGGGTCTGCCGGGGCGCTTCCGGCTGCGCGGCGGGGGCTTCCGGCTTCAGGGTGCCCGCAGCCACTGCCTGCCGGGTCTGTGCCGGGCTCAACGCAGGTGCGGCTTCCCCCTCCGCAAACAGCTGCAAGTCCATCATGCTCTGCTGTCCGCTGCGGCTCACATCCGCAAAGCGCAGATTGTCCGGGTAGCGCTCTGCCAGCAGGGTAAAGCCCGCCTTGGCCAGTTCAAATGCGCCCTGCACCCACGGCGCTACCGGGGCCTGTGCTGCCACGGCAAGGCGCGGGCCCTCCGGCTCGTCCCAGGCATCGCTGCGGGCGCTCTCCTCCCCTGCCAGCAGGTACACCAGCGCCTGCATCAGGGTGCTTGCGCCAGCGCATACGATATCCTGCCCGGCGGGCGCGTAGCCCGCGTGACCGGCGGCTTCCAGCCGCAGGCTCAGCCCCTTGGGTCCGTCCAGCTCGCTGTAACATACCTTGATCATCTCACTTCACCTCCTTTCCGTTCCAGTTCATGGCGCGGGCAGCCGCCGCCACCGGCAGCTGTGCCGTCAGACCGGCGGTGTCCTGCGCCGTTTGGGTGCCGCCGGGCTGCTGCGCAAGAGCGGCAGACAGTCTTGCCATCTGCCCCTGCAGCTGCAACAGCTGCTGCGCCAGCGTGCCGTTCTGCCGCACCCGGGCGCGCACCTTTTCCACCCCTTCAAAATCCATCATTTCCAGCGCCGCAAGGGCAGCGTCCGCGTTGGCGGGGTCGAAAAAGCCCAGCTTGTAGCACTCCTTGGCGGTCTCGTTCTGGGACAGGCGGCTGAAGGTGCTCTTTTTGGCGGCGCTGACCACGATGTCAAAGACAGGCTCCCGGCTGCCCAGCTCCACCCCGCCCACGGCGGGCACGGGCTTTGCACGCAGACCCTGCGCCGAGAAGGGCACGAATTCGCTCTCGCCGCGCTGCCCGGTGATACGGAACACCCGCTGCTCGTCGTAGAACTGCCGCATCAGCTCAATGATAAGGTAGCACTGCCTTGCAAAGGCGCGGTAGGCGCTCTTGAGCATATCCCGGCTCAGCTTGCTGCCTGCCTCCTGCAAGGCAGCGATGGCGCTGGCGGCGGTCACGCCGCCGGTGGTGCCGCCCTGCGTCAGGTCACGGTTGCCGCTGATCTCCTTCAGCTCCTCGATGCGGCTGTTGCGGTAGCTCAGACTGTTGCCCTGCAAGCCCGCCGTTTGCAGCGGACGGAAGCTGTCCTCGTTCAATCGGCCCACAACGTGCACAATGTCCCGGCTCAGGTCGGCAAGCTCCTCCTCATTCACACCGGCGGTATCGCTGAGCACATACCGCTGGCGGGAGGCCAGCAGCACGTTCTCGTCCATGGCGTGGTTCATCTTATCAATGGCATTCTGGCAGTCCTTCATCACGTCGATGTAGCCGAACCCGGCAGGGGAATCCTCCTCCACGAACAGCGGGTCGAACACAAAGGGGTACTTGCCGTGGTCGTACAATCCGCGCGCCGCCAGCGCCGGGTCGTTCTGGCTGGCATACAGCACCACGCCGTTGCACAACTTGCAGTAGTGCAGCCGCAATTTGCCGTTCTCGTCCGGGCGCTTATAGTACCAGTCCACCACCACGCTCTTGTTGGCGGTGGTCTGGCCGTCCTCGTTGATGTACCGGGGCACGTCCACCACCCCGGCGGCGTGCCCCGTCAGCTGCGGGTACTGCGCAGTCAGCCGGGCAGTGTCCTCTAAACTGAGGTGGAACAGATCCGGCGAGTCCTGAATATCCTGCACGCCGGGCTCCCAGTAGAGCATGAGCAGGTTGACGCTGCGCACCGCAATATCGCCCAGCCCGCCGCGCGCCGCCGGGTCCCAGAAGATGCCGGTAACGCCAGTGCCCTGCTTGAGCTTGCGCCACCAGACATCGCTGTACACCTGCTCGTAATCCGCCTGCTCCAGCACCACCGGCAGCACGCTGGAAAGTGCCTGCGCTGTGGCCTGATCGTCTGCCGCCCGGGGCAGCACCATGGGCTCGGGGTAGTTGTCCATGGCATCTGCGTGCTTGTTGGCAATGCTGTTGAACAGCCATCCGCTGGAGGGCTGCGCCTTGCCGGGCATCAGCGGGTCGCGATAGTTTTTCCAGTGTCCCATGCGGAACCACAATTCGTTATCGATCAGGCGCTTGTCCAGCGCCGCCTTGCCCGCCTTGTAGCGCTGCAGCGTCTGCAATGCAGCCGCCGCCTCTGCCGCGCCGATGGGCAGGCTCTCTGCTCTTGTATCTTCCATAGTTCTTTCCTTTCTGTCCTGTTTTTCAGATGCGGTAGAACCGCGCCTGCCGGTGCAGTTCCAGCGGGTCGTCCGGCCTTGGCGGCGCGGCAGAAGCCTCGGGCGGGCTGATGGGATGCTCCATCAGCACATAGCGGCACTCGTCGTAGATGTGATCCTCCTGCCGGGTGTCGATATCCTCCACATTGCTCTCGTCGTACACAAGGTTTGGCAGGGTACGGATGAAGTGCTTGCAGCTGCTGAACACCTGCAGCATCGGCCGTCCGTCCGGCGCAAACCGCAGCCGGTAGTGAAACTGCATCTTACCTGCCAGCCGGGTGTGGTCCCCGGGCTGCCAGTGCAAAAAATGCGGGCTGCGCTCCATCATGGCCGCAATGCTCTCGCCCCGGCTCTCGTCAAAGATGGCGGGGTCTGCCACTCCGTGGATCACCCTGCCCCGCAGCAGCGGGTCGTTCTGCTCGGCTTCCCGGATGCGCTTGGCCTGCTCCACCGGGTCGATGCGCAGACCCTCGTTGGGACGTCCGGTGCAGCCGTACAGCTCCTTGATGCGGTACAGCCGCCCCTCCTCGTCCACCGCATACCACCCTACCGAAAAGGGCTTGGAAAAGCCAAAGTCGTACCCACGCCAGATGGGCCAGTGCTTGGGGATGGCAAAGGGCGCGATGACGTGGGTCCAGCGCTGATCCTGATAGTGCGCCGGGTCGTTGCGCCATTCGGTGAACACCTGCCCGGAAAAGCTGTCCCAGCTGCCGTAGAGCAGCGCCTGCTTTTCCGCCTCCGGCAGGCTGGCAAGGCTTGCCAGATACCCGGGGTCGTTGGCCAGCAGGGCAGGGTTATCGAACACGCTGGACGGGATGAATACCCGCGCCCGCTCCATCTGCTGGTCGGTGCCGTCCGGCAGGCGCACCGTGACGGTTTCCACAATGGGTGTACCGGGCGGGGCGGGAGTGATGAACCGCGCCTTCACCCAGCCGTGGCCGATGCCGCCGGGGTTGGTGGTGGCACGCATATACACCCAGGTGCCCGGCCCGGTGGGGCGGTTACGGCTCATCATATAGCTGTACTCGTCCCACTCAAAGTGGGTCAGCTCGTCAAAGCCGATAAAATCGTAGGCCTTGCCCTGATAGTTGGTGCGATCCTTGGTGTACTGCATGGAGCCGAACCAGATCTTCGCCCCGCTGGGAAAGACCCATACATGGGAGGTAGCGTTGTACTGCGCCTCCGGGAAAGCCCGGCGGTAGTACATCTGGCTCTTATCCACAAGATCGGAAAGCTGCGGATAGGTCTTGCGCAGGATCAGCGCCCGGTAATGCGGGATATGCACCTGCCGCAGCGCTTCAATGAGCAGCGCGTCGCTTTTGCCGCCGCCCGCCGCGCCGCCGTACAGTGCCTCCGGCTCCGGTCTGCGCATAAATTCCAGCTGCCGGGGCTGCGGCTTCCACACAATGACTGCCCGCTCGGTTCTGTTCATTCCTTCTCCTCCTGTTCCACCGGCGGCAGCAGCACCACGCCGCACTCTGTCCCTTCCAGCTCTGTGCCCTGATCGTTCAGGGTCTTTACCACACCCGCCAGATCCTTGAGCACGGCGGTAGCCTCCTTCAGCCCCTTCATCATCCCGGGGTCGGGGGTGTTTTCCCGCCGGGCGGCCTTCTGCCGCTCGTTCAGCTCCTTCACCTCCTGCGCCAGCAGGGTGCTCAGGGTATCGGCGGCGCGGTTCAGGCTCTTCAGCCCGGCGGCGGGCTTTGTCTGCCCCATGATGTTTTTCCTCCTTTCGTCCGGTGTCCCGGGCTCTGTACACAGGATATCACCCGCCCGCCGTGCCCGACAGTGTGCACTTTTGTGGGGCCAGCGGGTATTTTTGTGCAGTTATTTTCCTTGTTGTATATTTTATGCTTTCAAGGCACAACGCAGTTCCGTCAGTTTTATCTTCCCGGTCGGCGTAGCACGCAGAAAACGGCCGCTCGTATTTCGGGCACTGCCACCAAAAACGTTCGCTGCGCCCTGACCGCCCTGTTACTATAAAGGTACAGTGCCGCCCCACCCGGGGAGTAAACATTTTTCTCGACCCGTGTTGTTTTTCCCTTCCGGTAAGAGTGTATAAAAGGCGTTTTCTTTCCGCTGTGTAGTATCCCTGAAAATATCTTTCAAAAAATGTATCGCCCCTTTTCGCGGTTTTTTAGCAGTCATGCAACATTCAGTCATGTTCAAGCATGTTTTTTTACATACCTTCATCATATTTGTATGTTGGTTGCATCGGCATGAAAAGTTGTGATAATTCGCGAAAAGATTTTGTAACCTTTGGTCCGCTTTTGTAGAAACGTAACAAAACATTTGCACCAATATTGTGAACTTATTCTCTTGCGGAACACCCCCATACAAGGGTGTAATACTGTCAGGGATTACGGACGCATGCGACAAATGCGTCTGTGAATATGCTGTGATACACAAATGAAGGAGATTACTATTATGAAAATGATTTCTCGTCGCGACTTCCTGAAGGCTTCCGCTGTTGTGGGCGCTACCGCTGCTATGACCGCTTGCGGCGGCTCTTCCTCCACCAGCACCGCTGCTTCCAGCGTTGCTTCTTCCACCGCTGCTTCTGCCGCTGCTACCAACGGCTCCGCCAACATCGGCGTTTGCATCTATCAGTTTGCTGATAACTTCATGACCCTGTACCGCTCCGATCTGGAAGGCTACCTGAAGGATATGGGCTACTCCGTCACCATCATGGACGGCAAGAACGACCAGAACACCCAGACCGAGCAGATCAACACCTTCCTGCAGCAGGGCGTGGACGTGCTGATCATCAACCCCGTCCAGACCACTTCCGCTCAGACCATCGTTGACACCGTTTCTCCCTCCGGCACTCCCATCGTGTTCATCAACCGTCAGCCCGAGGACAGCGTGCTGGATTCCTACAAGGGCAAGTGCTGCTACGTTGGTGCTGACGCACGTCAGTCCGGTACTTATCAGGGCGAGCTGATCCTGGCTACCGATACCCAGGGCGATATCAACGGTGACGGCAAGATCACCTACATTATGTGCAAGGGCGACCCCGAGAACATCGATGCTCAGTACCGCACCGAGTACTCCATCAAGGCTCTGACCGATGCCGGCAAGGAAGTTGAGTGCCTGTACGAGTACCTGGACAACTGGGATCAGACCACTGCTCAGCAGGACGTTGCAAACGCTCTGTCTCAGTACGGCGATAAGATCGAAGTCGTCTTCTGCAACAACGATGCAATGGCACTGGGCGCTCTGCAGTCCATCCAGCAGGCAAACCGCACCGTCGGCAAGGACATCTATCTGGTCGGCGTCGATGCTCTGACAGAGGCTGTTCAGGACGTTCTGGACGGCAACATGACCGGTACCGTTCTGAACGACGACGTGGGCCAGGCTACCAAGGCTGCCGAGGCTACCCAGCTGTTCGTTGAGGGCAAGGACGTGGAGCAGTTCTACTGGGTCGACTACGTCAAGGTCACCAAGGACAACGCTTCTCAGTACATTAAGTAAGACCAAAGTTTCCCGGAACCAATGCAAGGTGCGCAGCAGGCCTTAACGGCTTGAATGTAAGCTAAAAAGCGCGTGCGTGCGAGAAAACGTCTCCACGCACGCGCCTTATTTTAGAAAAAAACTGCCTACCTGTAAACAACCAAAAAGGAGGCTTTTGCGGAATGTCAGAATACCGTCTGGTAATGAAAGGCGTGGTCAAGACCTTCCCCGGTGTCAAAGCCCTGGATCATGCACAGCTGGAACTCCGTCCCGGCAAAGTCATGGCTCTGATGGGCGAAAACGGCGCCGGTAAGTCCACTCTGATGAAATGTATGTTCGGCATTTACAAGATGGACGAGGGCGAGATCGAATACGAGGGGCAGAAGGTAACCATCCCCACCCCGCTGGATGCACTGGACCGCGGCATCGCCATGGTTCATCAGGAACTGCAGCCCATTCCGGCCCGTACCGTGGCCGAGAATATCTGGCTGGGACGCTACCCCACCAAGAAATACGGCATCATCACTGTTGTGGACCATGCCAAAATGTACAAAGATACCGATGAACTGCTGAAGAAGCTGAAGCTGGACATCGACCCCCATGCAAAGCTGGGCTCTTTGAGCATCGCCCAGATGCAGATGGTGGAAATCGCCAAGGCCGTTTCCGCCAACTGTAAGGTGCTGATTTTGGACGAGCCCACCTCTTCTCTGACCGCAAACGAGGTCGAGAGCCTGTTCCGCATCATGCGGGATCTGAAGGAGCAGGGCGTTGCTCTGGTCTACATCAGCCACAAGATGGACGAGATCAAGGTGATCGCGGACGAAGTCACCATCATGCGCGATGGCCAGTACATCGGCAAGTGGGACGTTGCCAACATGACCAAGGAAGAGATCATTGCAAAGATGGTCGGCCGTGAGCTGTCCAACCTGTTCCCCCCGCTGGAGAACGTGCCCTCGGACGAGGTCATGATGAAGGTGGAGGACTTCACCTCCATCCATCCCCGTTCCTTCCGCCATTGCAGCTTTGAGCTGAAAAAGGGCGAAATTCTGGGCGTTGCCGGTCTGGTGGGTGCCCAGCGTACCGAGCTGATGGAAGGCATCTTCGGCCTGCGTGCCCATACCTCCGGTAAGGTGTGGATCAAGGGCGAAGAGGTCAACATCAAGCAGCCCCGCGATGCCATCCGCAAGAGCGTTGCTCTGCTGACCGAGGATCGCCGTGCTACCGGCATTCTGGGCGTGCTGAGCGTTGCCGATAATATCTCCATCGCTTCCTTGGACGCCCTGCGGAAGGGCCCCATCATGCTGGACAACAAAAAGATCCTCGATCTGGTGGCTACCAACAAGGAAAAGATGGCCATCAAGGTACCCAGCCCCAAGACCCAGATCAAGAGCCTTTCCGGCGGCAACCAGCAGAAGGTGCTGATCGCCCGCTGGCTTGCCAACAACCCCGATGTGCTCATTCTGGACGAGCCTACCCGCGGCATCGACGTCGGTGCAAAGTAT